AACGCTGTAGTTTCTTTTATTAGATCAGAGGCTTATCACATAAATATTTATGCGAAAACAGGGACGACATTAAAATCTAATATACCAACAGTTGTGCCTCATTATACTTTAAATCAATATATAAATCCAGTATTAACATTAACGGCTACAGTAGGTGCTGGTTATACTTTAACAACTTACGCTGTTATAGCATACCAAGGAAGAGCAGGTAAATATCCTAATCAATTAAAACATATATCGTCTATTCCAGATCGGTTTAGTATTAGTTATCGTGGAACATCAGCGGGTGGTGGAAAAGAATTTACGATTACAAGTGGTGGACCATCTTGGTCTAGTACACTTCAAACAAATTCCAATTGGACTAATTCTGTTTATGCTGATAACAATGGTACACATTTAGAAATATCTAATTTAAAAGCAACGTTAGTTTCAACCACTATTGCTGATATAACAGCTGACGTGTTTATTAAAAAATGGGGAACAGCAGACGTTACTATGAACTTAGCTACAGGTGATTTTTTAACTTGTGAGGCTTAAAATTATAAATTATGACAGAGGTTACATTAACATTTCAACAAACTGAACAACCATCAATACAAGTTGGTGATACAGCTTATTACGTTGATCCAAGTAGTAGTGGTGGCTTTCAAGTAGGTGATCAAGATAATGTAACAACTATTGGGGTAGTAACAGAGGTTACAACTGGAACATTAATTAGTGGTGGAGTTTCTAGTGAAACGTTTGTAATAAAATGTAATATGAATAACGATGTGACTCCGCCAACTACAGCAAGTTTTATACTATTTTCAAAAGATAATAAAGTCAATATGACTTCTTTATTAGGGTATTTTGGTTCTGCTAAATTTAAAAATAATTCTACAGAAAAAGCAGAGATGTTTGCTACTAGTTGTGAGATCAATGAAAGTAGTAAATAATAAGCAAAAAATGTAACTATATAATAGTAAAATTAACAATTATGTCAAATAAAAAACAAAGTCCTTTTAAATTTCTTGGAAAAATACTTGGAGGTATATATAGTGGTATAACAGCTGGAAAAGCTAATAAAAAAGCTGAAGCTGCGGCGGAAGAAGCTGAAGCGGAGAAAAATAGAATGAAAGAAATCTATTCTAATCTTGATACTAGTAATCCATTTGAAGGTATGACAAACCAATTTGTTGGTATGGAAAATACTATGGAAGATTTGACAATTGATAAAAAAGCAGCTGAATTTCAAGCTCAACAATTTCAACAATCTCAAGCTAATATAATGGGTCAAATGAGAGGAGCTGCTGGTGGATCTGGTATAGCGGCATTAGCACAATCACTTGCTCAACAAGGACAGTTAGCTTCTCAAAAATCCGCCGCTGGTATAGGTCAACAAGAGTCTGCTAATCAAAAAGCAATGGCCGCAGAAGCTAGTAGATTACAAAGTCAAGAAGCAAAAGGAGCAACAGATGTTGCAACACAAATAGCACAAGGAGAACAAAGTTCTCAACGATTAGAAATGCAAAAGCAGGGTGCATTAATGCAAATGGCTGCACAAGAATCAGCAACTGCTGATGCACAAGTAGCGAGTACACAAGCAGCTAAAGATGATGCTTGGGGAGGTGTGATAGGTGGTGTTGGAGATATCGCTGGCCAAGCATTAGGATTATCTGATAGAAGATTAAAAAAGAATATTAAGTTAATAGGTTATTCTACTAGTGGTTTAAAAATATATGCATTTGAATATATTAATAAGATATTTGGAGATGGTACTTATCAAGGCGTTATGTCAGATGAAATTTCAAATGATGCTGTAATAAAACAAAATGGATATGATATAGTTGACTATTCTAAATTAGATGTAGAATTTAAAAAATTATAAAACATGCAAGAAAATATGGATTTAGACCAATTCAATCGAATAATGAAAGATGAAACAAGGAGGGAACCAAGTTTCACAGATAAACAGCGTGATGAATATACTGATAGGTTTATGAATGAAAAATATCAATATTCACAAACAAAGAACGATAGAGAAGGAAAAAAATTAAGAGCAAAACTTGAACAAGGTGTAGTAGACGAAGGTAAAAAACTAATTGAAAAAGAAGGACTTAGAAAAGAACTAGCAGATATTTTATCAGATACTAGTGGATTTGGTCATAATCCTATGGAAAAACTTGGCAAATATGCTAACGATATGGCTGATATTGTTAGTGGAAAGAAAGAAATAGTATATAAAGATGGTAAACCTGGATATAAAATGATTGATGGGTGGCAATCTATAAGTCAAATAAGTGATGGAATAAAAAAGCAACGTATTGATCAAGCTTCTCAAAAAGGTATAAAGGCTTTAATTGATGATTCTGTAAGAAAAGCAGAGAATATACAACCAGGTGAAAATTCAGAATTTAATTGGAATAAAGAATATAATAATATAAAGAATAAAATAATAGACGTCGGCGATTTAAGTTCTTTAGCTATAGATAAAATATTTGGTAATAGAATATTTAAAGATGATTTAGAATCAGTGATATCAAATGGTACATATGAGGACATGGGTTTAACAGAAGAACAGATTAATACTATGGATCCAACAAATGATGGTGTAGTATCAAAAGAAGATGCAATGGTAATAACTCAAGCTTTAATGCAAGATCAAGACATGTTAAAAGATCACTTGGCTGTATATTATACTAAAGCTATGGAACAAAATTGGAATAATAATTTAAGCACAGAAATACAAGCAAATAAAAAAATAAATGAAATGAAACCTAAATCATTAAAAGGTGGTACAATTAATGAAAATGGAGTTTTTGTACCAAATAAATAAATATATATAATAACGGGTAACTAACGAAACAGTAATGGCAAAATATATACTAGATGGCAAACCTATAGAAATAGAGCCAAAAGACGAAGAACAATTTAAACTAGATAATCCTAATGCAACTCTAAAATCTGACGAGTCGCAAGAGTCAAAGGAGATAGATCTGTCTCAAGAAATCAAAAAATCAAGTCCAAATACATTATCCTATATAAATCAATTTAAAGAAGCAATTGGTGATAATATGAATATAGACGCTATAGAAAATGAAATAGAAAGAGCAAATAATTTAAAAGAAGACTGGGGCTGGAATAACAAAGATAAAGAGCAGATTATAAATTATTTAACAAAAATGAAAGATAATTGGGAAAGTGATTTATCAAAACTACTCCCTAATGATATGACAAAGCAGGATATTGAAACAATGGGTAGTGATCTTTCTATTGAGTATGGAACTGCAACTCCAGAAAGGCAAAAAGAAATTGATCTTACTATAATAGAGCTAGACAAAAGGGAAGATGCATTAATTAAAGAACATAAATTACAACCAAATTTTGGGGCAAATGTTGAAGTTGGCTCGCATTGGGTAGA